GTTGTCCGCCAAACTGGTTCCTACGGACGGTGTGCATGAGATCGCACCCGCTCCCGACAATACAGATTTCAGCAAGAACATCTACAAAACCAACAAACAAACACCCACCACCGAAGAAAGGGAAATGGCCCCGAAGGTGGTGGTGCAAGCCATCAACAAAGTGCGCAAGCAAACACGTTCACGTGACCGTAGAGCGAAGTGGAGCGGCATGGCACAGGCAGACATCGTCTATGATTCGACGAGCATGCCCAGCCACAGCGTGAACACCTCGGACGACGTTGCACACGAGCAGGTCGTTTTCAAGAATGAACCGCAGGGTGTTACTATCGGTGCGACCAGTCACAGTGACACTTTGGCCAGCAGCATGAAACTGCCTCAAGAGCTGTCGAGCTATCTTAGCCGACCCAAGCTGATTTTTCAGTATGCCTGGGCAGAGAACGGTGCCAATGGGATCAAGACGGATTTCAACCCTTGGCAACTGTTTTTCGCTGACGTGAACATGACGTCGAAGCTCGTTGGCTTTGGTATGCTACGCTCCAAGCTCAAGGTGAAGTTCCTCATCAACGGTTCTCCGTTTTACTACGGCTCCATGATGATGGCATACACTCCCTTGTCAGGGTGGCGCGCAGACACTGCCATCGGCACATCAGTGCCTACGACGTTGATCCCCATGTCACAGAAGCCACATGTGTGGTTGGAGAACCAGAACTGTTCGACGGCGGAGCTTGAATTGCCGTTCTTGTACCCGTACCCTTACATCGACATCCTGTCCTCGCAGAAGTTGGCCGACATGGGTAAGATCACGCTCGTGCAGTACGCGCCCTTGCTCAGTGCCAACGGCACTAGTTCGACCAATGTCGACATCCAGGTGTATGCCTGGGCTGAAGATGTGATGTTGAGCGGGCCAACCAACCTGCCCATCATCCAGTCGGAGTTTTTGCACGACAAGCAGATTAGCAAGACTGCCAGTGCTGTTGCTGCTGCGGCCGGTAAACTCAGCAAGGTGCCCGTCCTGGGCCCGTATGCTCGAGCTACCGAGATGGCCGCAAGCGGGATCGGTAGTGTGGCCAGCTTCCTTGGGTTCACCAACGTGCCCAATGTGTCGGATGTGGCGCCCATCAAGCAGGTGCCTTTCACACTTGCCAGTACTGAGATCTCCGAGCCCGTTGCCAAGCTGTCACTGCAGGCAAAACAGGAGACGACCATCGGTTCACAACAGCATGGTGGACCAGCGAACGACGAGTTAGCATTCAATAGCTTCCTCACGCGTAGCAGCTTCGTGGTTGGCACCACGTGGCCCACCACGTCTCCTCCAGGCGAGTCTCTTTTCACGACCGCCGTTAGCCCACAGATGTTTGATCGATCCGCCACACAGATCGCTCACACACCCACGAGTTATGCTGCGAACATGTTCCAGTATTGGCGAGGTTCGTTGCGGTACACCTTCAAGGTTGTCCGGTCACCATACCACCGTGGGCGTTTGCAGATCAGTTGGGACTCGAT